TCTTTTTGTAACTTATCAGCAAATGGTAAATTATCTATCCAATTTTTTTTTTCGGTAACTCGTCTCCAAGAGTCATTCTTCCACCCACCATAATATTGTAAGCAAGCACAAGTGCGACTGCAACAGGATCAAAAACTAAAACAATAACGATAATAAACCACTTGACAACCTGATCAACTGGCATTCCAAACGATTCTGCAATGAAACGGAAACTTCCTATATCAGTTGCACGTATTCCTTCTTTTTCTTTTAGTATCTCTGCCTGATTAGACTTGATCTTGGTGTATTTGTCTTCAATAACTGATACATTATCTAAATCATTTGTTGTATCACGAAGACCGTTTACCTTTTCCACAAATTTATCATATTCTGATGTAATCTCTTCATCTATTTTTGCAAGTGATTCGTTGTATCGTTTTGTTGCGGATGTTTCTTCTTCTGAAATAGATGATAGTGAAGATGCGATAGAATCTCGTTCTGGTTGTTGTGCTATCTTTAATTCTTCGAGTTTCTTTTTGTTGCTTGAAAATAATCCACCACCCTTTGCTTCAATGGCAGTTTTTGCGGAATCTAATACAGAAAGGCGATCAAGTAATTGTTGTCTGCGTGTAGTTCTTGCGTCTGTATCTGCTTTATTGCGTGAAGATAATGCTTCTTGCCTTGATCTTCTATCTTCCACATAATCATCGTATATTTTTTGAAATCCTGCTATTGTTTCTGTCTTTTTGTCTTCTACCGTAACATCTGTGTTCTTGAGTGTTTCAATTTCTGTTTCAATAACAACTATCTCTTTATTTAAAGTTTCAATGTTACTTTCATGCATTTCCACCCGAGAACGTGTGTCATCATAAGCATCACTTAAAAATCCATAAATACCAAGTGAGGTTATTCCTATTAAAACAACAACTGCGAGTGTGCAATACCATTTTAACATTCTTGGAATTCTCTCCCAATAACGATATAAAAAAGAAGTCATAGCAAGTTTACCTGCTTCCAAAACTCCGGCCATTACCATAGCTGCAATAGCCGCACCTGCGAACAATAAACCAATACCACGAACAGAAAAGAACGCCGCAGTTCCCGCCACCGCAAGGGCAAGACCACCAATAATTGCAGTAAATGTTCTCATAATAATATATATCTCCTCTTCTAAATTTCTCTAAACCCTAACTTGTATAAATATAATATAATTATAAAAAAAGGAGGTAAAAACTACTTACCCCCTTCTCTGTTGTTAAATTTATAGACAATATCACATTATCTTTACTTTTTTTGACTTAGTTTCCGTAACTTCTTTTTTCGGTATTGTTACATTTAATATTCCATTGTCAAACTTGGCTGTAATTTTACCGACTTGAAGTACCGATTCGTCTACTTTGAACGACCGTTTGAAAGAAGACCTCTTGAGTTCACGATACACATATTTTACATCAGGGTCTTCAATTTCAGTCTTTTTGTCCCCCGCAATGGTAAGCATACCGTCTTCATATTCAACTGACACATCGTCTTTTCCTAATCCGGCTATTTCTGCTTCAATTCTTACTTCAGTTTTGGTGTCTGCCACATTTACCCTTGGGTATGAGCTATTTCCGAAGAAATTTACACCAAATTCTTGACCGAAATTTGGAAATGCCTGGTTGACCATTTTGTCAAATATGGAGTCAAATGGAGTTAAAAACTCGTCTCGCATAGTTGGAACGTGTTTATTTAGTCCTGTTCCGTAGGACTTGTTTAATCCGTAGTTTTTCATTTTACTTTTCCTTTTTTTTTAATTACAAATCCCAAATTGGGCATTCGTTAAACAACCTCGTATGAGCATTGTTCTGTATATAAATATAAAGTTAATTGAAATTATGGTTCAAATTTCATTATATCGTCCATGTTTGATTTCTCTGCGAGACAGGTCATGTGATCTGCCCAGTGAATTACACGTGGTAGTTCAGTTTTTAGGCCGACTTCCTTTGAAAATGCTTTTAAATATTGTGGATTAGATTCATCGTACATACCGTCAGATAGCTTGATTCCGAGAAATTCTTTCTCGGTAATCTTGATATCAAAATGTTGTAGTAACCAAATTGTTCTATCTGTTACCGACATCCAGTGTATGTCTGGATTTATATTATATAGTTTTCCTTGATTTTTACGATGCCACTCACTTTCATTGTGAATATATTGTTCTCCATCAATAGAACCGAGTTTACCTAGATCGTGATTAAAGGCTGCAAACATCATCTCATCATCGGTAAAGTCTATGTGTGCGCCTATACTTTGTAGTAGAACTTTAACTCCCCGAACCGTTTTGCACACACCCATAACATGGTCTATGTAACCACCATCATATGCATTGTGAAATCTATCTATACTAGACGCAGGAGATAGTAACGCACGGAGACCAAGACATCCGTCATCTGTTCCAAACATATATAATAGTTTTTCTTGTCTCTCTCCGGTAAATGTGTCTTCAATAAACTTTAAAAAAGATTTGTAGTTTTCTTCTAGTTGTGATTCGGTATATTTTTTCATAATACCAAATTATATTATAGTTTTGTTTTTTTATCAAGCATTTTTTTCTTCTTTGGTATAAGTTTTTTAAAATTTCCTTTTTTATTAAACAATTCTTTATTCTTTTTGTAGTTTTCTCTTGATGAATGTGGGTGATATAAATGAAATGCTATATTTTTAGTATATCCTGAATAAATTTTCCTTGGTAATCTTGAAATTAAATCAAGGTCTTGAAACCCCCACCCCTCGTATTTCTCGTCATATCCTTCTATTTGGGTAAAGTAGTTTGTTTTTAATATAAAACTATACTTTCCGAACGCATGGTTAAGTTTATTTTCAGATTTTTTTGTTTTTATGAGATTAGACTTGAATAAATAAGTACTTTCGGATTCACTTAAATGAAGTATGAACTCGAATGGCCTAACAAGTTGTATGTCAGTTGGAAGCTGTGATAATACATAATCTACATCTAAATATACATCTACATCGTACATCCAAACGTAATCTGATTTTATTTTTTTAATGTGTGTATTTAGCAGTTTTGACTTATTAAATTTGGTTTGATTTAGGTCGTATATTACGTGATTTACACTTGGGAATCTATCCGTGACACTACGTGAGTGTGTGTTTTCTGTTTTTTGTTCAATTACACTTATATTACGAGATAACTCTGAGTTGGTGATGTGGTGCAATATGAACGCAAGGTTTCGCAGTCTATATTCACACAAATTGAATATAGGTATAACAAGACTTATGTCCATGTCGGTTATGTCTTGTTTATTTGTCGTTCAGAATATGATGGATCAAAGTGTTTTAATTCTTTGAGAGTAAAGTGTGTACCCTTTAAACTACCCGCAAACTTAAATACGAAGCAAGTTTCAGGTGCGTCTGAAATCTTCGATCCCGAGTTTACAGTGACCCGTACTAGTTGACCATTTAGTGTATTTTGAGCCCCTACTTCCATTATTGTGTATCTTGGGTCATAGAATCCTGATTCATTGTCTGTCTTTTCGTGATTTTCAATGGATTCTATTGTACGTGCCTCATCTGCGTATATTGTCATAAAAGATGCTTCAGTTCCAGTGTCCACCGGAGGGTAGCAGAATACGGTGTTTTCTCTGAAGTTTTTCCAGGAAATTGCAAGTCTAGATTTAGAACCTTGCCATGATTGTGCGTTGAAAGACTTACTGTAGAATGTTGCTCCGTCACGGTTGTTTAGTAACTGAGAGTCTCCGTTTGATAGAATTGATGTAATACTTTTTTCAACACTTGCGGAGTTTTCAGGAATAAACTGCTCAAATTCATCAATACAACATGAATTTGATAAACAAACCACCCTGTTGTTTTTAAGTTGACTGGTGGAGTATAGGTTTGCCCAATGCGTATCTGGTAATGTTTTTCCGTCAAGAGACACCGCGGAAATTCTTAGTATCTTCTCAACAACAGTTTGACCACCCGAACTAACTGGAATTATTTCAATCATTTCTTTGCTTGGTAGTGATAGTTTAAATGTTCCTGTTACATCAGTCCACTGGTCATCGTTCTCATAATCTCCTTCACTGTTTTCTATCAAGGAGTCAATTTTAAATCCAATATTATATGGCATAGGAACTTTAAATTCATATACATCATCACTGCCAACCGATGGTGTCGTTGAGTCAACGAGTTTGATTTCAAATACCGAACCTTCTTCATATTCTACGTCATTTGCGGGTAATATAGTATTCCCCTTAACATAGATATCGTTGTTGTTTTGTAAATTATCCGCACAACTACCAGTCCACTCAAGTGTAGGTACAAGTCTGCTTGTTTTTATTTCATCCTGGTTGGCAAGTAAAACTTCAGGAGCACTGTAGCGATCACTGAATCCTATGTTCGCTGTTGATTGTGTCATTACTTTAAGTTTTACATTAACATCTCCTATACCTGTATTTTCTGTGAATGTAGATGGAATAAAGTCGATTATTTTAAATGAAACGATTGTGTCATCGTCTTTCACGTTTGCTTCTGCTTCATTATGCAAAACTCCGATATCTATATGATAAACATATGTTTCCGCTCCCATTAGTGTTGGGTGTGCTTCATTTCCTTCTCCGTATTCTCGTTTCTCTTGAGGTCCTTCTAGTTTATTATACGCAATTTCAAGAACTAGGTTGTTTCTACTTGTAACAGTTCCTGTGTTTTCAACTCTAATTTTCCAACCTGTATATAGTATATCACCGGAATCAGATTCGGTGTATATGTGTGGATCAACTCTAATCTTATATTCTTCCGACAATTCTCTTCCACCCGTTGGTGATCCCGTGAGTGGTCTGTAGTTTGTGACGATTGCGGTGTGTTCACCCGTTGCAACAAAAACAGGTTTGCTGATTGTTGGTTCGTAGTTGGAGTGCACAACATTTGATCCGATGCGTTTCCATGTTCCCGTGTCTACTAACCCCGACGTAACTGATTGTCTGTTTGTTTCTTGTGATTCATTTAAAAGTGCAAGAGTGTCTGCTAGATAGTAAACTATACCTGGTTGTAATTTAGCAGAATCCTCTGGAAAGGTTATCTTTCCAAAAAATACAACCCGTGCTTCGTGTCGGTTATTTTCGGTATCACCCTCTTTGCATTCAACTAACACCTTTTCTACTATGGCAAGTGACTCAATGAGTCTTTCTGTATCAAAGTAATTTGAGTTGTCCAACTCGGCAGATGCTAAGTCCCATCCATTTTTGCTTGGGTTGTAGTAAATTGCGTCACCTGATTTTGGGCAATCATACACTAGGTCAACATGGTCTTTTACTGAACTTAGACCACCAACCTCTTTGTTGTCTCCATAATATTCTTTGTGGATTTCTCTAAGTGCACTTCTCAACTTGTCATCGGATACGACTGTTATTTCGTTTCCGTCTGTGGGTTGTATTGTTGCCCAACCACTTGGATTACACGCACCACCACGACCTCCACTTGATCCACACTTTGACATATTGAATGCTGAATTTGACATAACCTTTGTTCCTTAAATATTTTGTGTAATACCTGGTTTTAATGACCTCACGGGATCAATTACACGTTCCCATTGTAATATATACTTGGTTGCTGATGCAGTGCTTTCTGATACATTAACCGCACGAACTCGTTTGTATACATAAATTTGCTTAACTTCTATTTTCTCGGAGTTTTGTGTTACATAGGTAACAAAACAATAGTCTCCTTCCGAACTATCTCCTATAAATATACCTTTATGTGGCCATACTCTGTCCAAGAACCCTATGATCTCATCAATGTCGTTTCCGTTATCATCAATTGAGTTCGGGGGAGAACCATCACATCCATCACTGTTGTCTGTTTTACAAGAAAAGAATGTAAAGTGCTTGTATCTAAAGTTTCCTATGTCGTATAATGATCCCATTATGATAATTTCCTTACGTAGTTCCAATTAGAGCCATCTACTGAGTCAATTTTTACTAATTCGTGTGATTCAAATCTGGTAACCGGATCGGCACTCCCGATGGTGTATTCAATTATGAAGGTTATTACACTTCTGTCGTTGACACCTGCTTCAGGCCATGCGATTTTGAGGAAATCACTTGAAAATTTTTCAAGTTCAGTTTGACCCGTAAATTCTCTTGGACGATTTATTGTATAACTCTGTGAGTCTCTTGATTCGTAAGTACACGGAGTCCATGTGGTTGGGTCAACTGCATTGCATCGGTCTTTTGGATTAGGGTATGCAGGTTGGTTAAGTATTAAAATTTTGTTGGGTGAAACTGCGTAAAATGCTGGTTTAGAGTATGATACTACTTTTCCAGATGTGTGGTCTCGTACAAACGGGTCTATGATTGTTGTATTTCTAAATGGAGAAGTTCCGTTTAATAAGGGTTTTAATTTCTGGCCAAGAACTGATAAATTGCCACCATCACCCGATGTGTAGTACTCACTTAATTCTTCAGGAGCATAATCGTATACAGAGTTTCTTAATTCTGTGGTTTGATTGGTTGACGCAAGTTGATCACTATTAATCGGAAAAGATTCAACATAATATGTGTATCCTGTTTTGAAGAGACCGTCTTGTATTTCACGATTTACCGGTTGGGTGTCTCCACTTGGCAGAGTAATTGTTTCGGTTGATTGGTATTCAGGTGGCATGAATTCGACCATACCACTAGTTTGTATTTCAAAAAAGTCACTCGTTGAGTTTATTACAACACCGAGCATATCACATCCGTAATTATCATCTTCTACAGGTGGATTTTGATTGTCGGTAGTTGTTGTTGTCTTTTGCTGAGATGCCGAGTTACATAACGCATAGTCGGTTGTTCCACTTTCTCTACCAATAAAGTTGGGTAGCACAGTTTCCGATAACAATGAGTCATCATAGTCGGATGATACTATAAAATTGTCAACCGAGGTTCGTACTTTATTTCGTTTTATTCTAAGAACATCACCGGTTTTTATACTATTACACGCAGATGGTTCATATATTACAAACTTGTTCGATTGCTCATCGGATGAACACACGAGTCCACGATAGTTCATAAGTATACCCGTTGTTTTTGAGGTTGCTACTAACATTGGTTTAGATACAGTTGTGTCTAAACTAACCAATTCAGCGGGATCTAGATTCATCAAACTTCCGGATGTTCCTAGAAAATATGTTTTTCCAGGTTCAAGTAGTTGCTTATCATATACACGTGTTATTGATGTATCATCGGGATCAATCGGCCTCATCTCAATTGATATAGGACCACCTAAAACACTAGTATCCCACTCAAATTCTACATATCCATTAAATACCACACTTACTTTTTCTATTAGTTTGTTGGCATCTGTGGAGTTCGCTGTGTATTTTATTTTTCGTATGATACCAACTGCTTCTGACATATCTAAACTGGAACAACTTGCTTTGGAAAACTTATTGTTGCTGGATACATACAAAATGTCTCCGATTAGATATTCTTGTAGTTGACCATTAACTCTGTCTTCAAGGAATGAACCTGAGAAAACCTGCTCTGATGCACCAGGTGAGTCTGTGAATTCTATTCCCGTACCATCGTTGTTAATCTTTATGTACCCTCCCTTGTTTTCTTCGTATGTATCGGGTACATCACGTAGGTGTTTAAAGTCAATGCCTACTTCACTATTTGCTATTTTATTTAACTCCGCTGCAAGTGACCCAGCTGATATACCTTTGGTTTCACCGGTTGGTGAAGCTGAGTTGGACTTGGAGTCGGTGTCAACAACTATAAACAGGTCATCTGCATCTAGATTGTTTAATCTATTTAGGTCTGTTATCTTTTGGTTGGCCATTTGAAATTTCTAAAAGTCTGTGAATCTATAAATATACATATATTGTTTTATGTTCTATAAATATTATTTTGGTAAACTTTTTAACTTAGTAATTATAAATTTTACCAATTCACTCCTCACAATATCCTCTTCTGTGAATTTATAAGTGTGAATTCCGTGATTTTTTGAAGCATTATCTTCAAATAAATTAAGTATACTATTGAACCCACTGCGGTTTCCGATGTCACTTTGCATGGCATCACCACATATAAATACTTTGCAATTTTCTCCGATTCTAGTCATGATGGTAATCATTTCTTTTTCTGATAAATTTTGTGCTTCATCCACAAGTATGAATTTGTTCTCCCAACTTGCTCCTCTGAGGAAACCTACAGGAATTCCATATATTCTTTCTTCTTCTTGTAAATATCTAATATCTATTGGGTTAAGTAACTCTTCAAGTTTGTCTTTGAACGGCTCCAAGTAGGGAGCCATTTTGTCATCTTGAGCTCCTGGTAAAAATCCAAGTTTCTGGTCCGAACTTTCTACTGCACTTCTGACATATATCATTTCTTCTATTCGTTGATTCTGAAATAGTTCCAATCCACAATAAACACTTAACCATGTCTTTGCAGTTCCAGCGGGACCATCTATAAAAATAAGTTTAGTGTCTTCTTCTAGTGCAATCTTATTTAATTCTGATTGCTTTGCAGTAAATTTTTTATTTAACTTTATTTTAAGTTTTCTAAATGGAGTGAGTTGGTTCTCCTGCGTTTCTTCTTCTATATGAGCATTTGCAAGTAGGTTCTTATTTACGGTTTTTGTTTTTTTTCTTGACATCGTTTTTTCTCCACGTTATGACAGTATTGTTGTCTTATACTTATAAGTCTATATTATTATTATTCTATTTAAGCGATTTAAGCTTATTATTAAGAACTGTACAAATTTCGTACTCTTCTATATCACTAAAATATTTTATTAAATTTTTCAAGTTAATTTCGTAACTTTCTTTTTTAACTACGATTTCTAAATTAGTACTTTTAAAGCAGAAAATGTTTAGTTTATCTGGAATAGAAGTTTCGTCTATTTGCTTAAAGCACTCATATATGTGTTTCATGTATTCGTACTTTCGTTTGCTAATATCTTTTTTAAGAGAATTATTGTCTTTTGGAATTTGAAAAGTTATATTATCCATATCTA